TGGAAAGAAAATGAACGGTGTCGTAAAATTTGTCTAGCGATATCACGAGTCGTATTAATCTCCATAGTAACATGAGCCATCTCAAAAGGTGACCAATGTTTATGTTTTACCAAATACTTAAGAAGACGATCTGATGTTTCTGTATTATGTTGATTTGATGGGTTAGAGACTCTTGCAACATATGCAATGAAATCACTAGGATTCATAGTATTGTTTTCGTCAGCAAGTTGGGTGTACGCTACTACTTTTACTGACATATCAGTCTCTCAAAAAGTCATAAGACTTAATCATGATAGATTCTTTAACTGGATAAAAGTCATTACCATTCACACCCTGCATAATATAATCACCATAGTATGCCTTCATTGCACCCTCAAGAGTCATAATTAACACACAAGGTTCATCATCACGATCGAGATGAGTAATAAATGCTTTATTATCAGACCATTTACGCAATTCCTCATCTGTTAGTTCAGGAGTAAATTGTATTGCTTTTTGAATAAATGGTTTCTTTTTTACAATATATTCATGAATCATTTTTAATACTCTCAATCATTTTAACTACATCTTTAGGAGATTGTTCTACTTCCCATTGAACACCAGTATATCCACCAAATACAAATGTCTTAAGACTACCACCTGGTTGAGGTGCTGCATCATAGACTGCTGTAATATGATCAACATTAATGTAGATTGGATTACCTTTGTGTGCTTCTACATCATTAGTCAATCTAATAAATTTTGCCATAATATATCCTTTGTTAATAAAATGGTAATGGTAGGCGCGGCCGGACTTGAACCGGCAAGCCGAAGCAACGAATTTTAAGTCCGTCGAGTTTACCTATTTCTCCACGCGCCCATTGGCGATCACGCCTGGACTCGAACCAGGACTCTGCCGCTTAGAAGGCGGCTGCTTTGTCCAGTTAAGCTACGTGACCATCTCAATAAAGATTAATGTTTAATTTTTCACGAAAGTATTTTTTAAGTTCTTTTTCAAAGAACTCTGGTGAAGTTGTCATATAAGTTGTATATAGTTTTGTAATATCGTCATCTTTATGATGAAGTTTACCGTATACAGTATAGCCTCGTTCTTGAACTATATCAATAAGATCTTGATCTTTTGTACCCGGTTCATAAACAACAAAGCCACGACTTTTAAGCTCATCTACTAGATCATAGTCATCAATATCATCTAAGTCAAAATCAACATCAACTGTTTGTGTAATAGTTGGCATATCACTTGTACCTTTTGTTTATCTCATCAATCCTAATATTAAGATACTCTATAATGAAATCTTTTGCAACTGATTTTTCAAAGTATATCTTGGCATAGTTAAGTTCATCAACAAAGGCAGCTTTTTTCATCTGATCTACTGAATAATTATAAGGCAGATCAGTCCCAGAGTGCCTCAAAGTACTTGCCGAAAAGCCTAAATCCGTTTGATTTTCTTGCATTCCACTTCTCCCAGCCTTCTTTGTCAAACTTATGTGTATGATTAGGACCTTCTACCATTTCCCAATAATGTTCTTTCTTGGGTTTAGACTCTGGTGTTTCACCCATCTTATATAAAGTTTCGTCTAATACATTACCTTCAATATCCACTTTTCTCCAGAGTATATCTGTTTCACCTGTATGAAACTGATCATCTGCTCTATCATCAATCTTTTGTGCAAATGCCCAGATCATCTCATCAAGCACCCAATCCCAACGTTTATGAAAATTATCATCAGTATCATATTCGTTCTTTTTAGGAGGTGCAGATGAAGAACGAAGTTCTTCTGGGACATCCTCGTCATCGACTAATGGTGCACCATGCTTTGTTGCTTGAAGCTGAACAAGTAAAGGGTGAATGATAATAGAAAGAGTATGATCCATTGACCATGTATCCCACTTATCAATCTGAATTTTTATCTTACGTTCAGCACCAAATTTTCTAGGGTATTTTCCAAGTGATACTTTCATCAGAATACAATCCACCCGTTTTCTTCATCTATCATATACTTGTCGGTATTCTTCAACCCCTTGATAAAACCATTAGGAGGGATCATATTATATCTAGCAGTTTTATCATCTGGTTGTGTATGAGATTTCTTTTGTTCTACTGGTACAATAACTGGTGCAGGATCTACAACATACATCGGCATCCTAAAAAGATTACGAACACCCATAATATGATCGATAGAAAGACCTAAGATATGATAACCTTGATTTTTTTGTTCATTATAATTTAAGAGAGTTTGTAGGCAGTTTCTTGCTGTATTAGGAGTTATTGCATAAGCATGCGTGCCTTCAAATTTTTCTATCTGTACTCTTGTAAATGGTTCATCGATACATTCATAGTCATCTCTATGATCAACTCTGTAACCTAAAAACAACCATTCATTATCTTGTACATCTGCATCTAAAAAGTTACGCTTAACAATAGCATCGTGCTCAAATACTGCTACTGCTCCTGTATGTTCTGATGCAATCTTTTTCCATATAGAAAGGTGGCCTGTCAGACACAATTGTTCTTTAAACCATATATTAAGAACATCGTTTGTTGCTTCATGACCGTCAACTCGAGGATCTACTTTAAATCCCCAGTTGTCATATATTTCTTTTGTTGTGGTAGGAAGTTTCATACCTTTAAAAGGTGTAACAGGGATGCCATGCTCTTCACAAGATTTCTTACACTCCTCCATATACTTTATAGCATCAGGAGTATCAATGTATAAAATATAAGCATGCTCAATTTTCATAGGTCACCTATTATAAAATGGTTGCGGGGGATGGAGTTGAACCACCGACCTTCGGATTATGAGTCCGACGCTCTTCCTCTGCGCTACCCCGCGTCAACTTTGTTTATGTGATCTCTTGTACCACTTACACCAGCCTTCAGGATCAATATCACCTGCTACTGCTGTACACTTATTAGGTTCTCTCCACATTGTGCAATTTTTACAAATTTGCCCTTCATGTGGGTGTGCTTGATAACTAGCTTCTTGTTTAGATGCTTTTTCTTCGTTAAGAAATTCTGTAAAGCTTTTCATTAAGCATCTCTTGAAATATAATGCATACGAACTTTTTCTGGCTTAAAATATTTGTCTACTGTTTCAATTACTGTATCATTATTAAACGGTTTACATGAAAAAACATCAATATAAAAATTACCGTTTGACTCAACAAAATGACCTGTAATGTTTGATGTCTCAATCATCTGGCAAAAAGAAATACCTGACTTAGAAAGATCATGAGTAGCGAAACGTTCAATCCAAGGTTCACCGAAGGCAACCATATCGATAGCAACTACTAGTTCCTTAATAAACTTATAGACGTTATCTTTAGAACTAATTAGTTCTTTATCACCATTTGTACAATCAAGTAAAAGATGGTAGCCCCATGTATCTTTCATTCTGGTTTCCTTTTCTGGGTAAATGTAAAACATTATTTATTACCCTGCTTTCTTAACAGGTCTACGAATATCAACTACTTGACTGGCTGGGTAAGAAGATATTTTAACTGAATCATCTTGATTACCACCTAATAATTGAATATACTTTTCACCATTCTCAACATGATAACCATAAAAGAATGCAACATGTCTACCACTACCACCTGTTCTTCTAAGAAGAACTATATCACCTGGTTGTGGTTCTTTTACCTTACTACCGTAGTTATGATAACTAGATGCTAACAAACTATTAGTAGAGTGATAACCTGTTTGTTCTAATACAAAATTAATAAACCCAGCACACCAAGGCGTCTGCACCGGGTCTATCTCTAAAATTTCTTTTAGCTCTTTTCTATTCTTTCTAGCTTCGTAGCCATTGTATCCCATGGCTACCTTTAATATATCTGGCTGCTTAGCAAACATACCGTTGAAATCAACAGAGAATGTTAATTCAAATGCTAACGCCTTGACAGGTAACAGACATATGAGTAGAGTTGCTAGAAATTTTTTCATTGTAAATGGGTAAGCATTTTTCTGCAGTATGCGGTCTTATTCGATCTTGGAACCTGACCACTGCTATAAAACGATGCTGCTTTGCAGATATCGTTGTTCGTTCTATCCAAAGCATAACGAAGATATGCCATGCTATACTCTAAGTTAACTTCAGGCTTGTAAAGTTCAGTACACTTACCCTTAAATCCCTCTGACTTCGCGGTACCACAGCGAATTTGACCAAGGCCAATTTCACCTAGTTTACCGGTAGCATTGGGATCATAATTTGATTCCAGACTGACAATAGCATGCGCTAAGTCTTTTGGAACATTATGTCTTTCTGCGATTATATCTACTAGTAATTGTATATCCGATTTATTAAACGATGTATTTTTCGATGTATTAGCGCCGTATGATGCAGAAGACATACTAACCCCTATTACGAGGGCTAATAGTACTTTCTTCATTTTTCTTCCTTTGGTTGACACAAAGGCTTCTAACCTTGTGCTTCTCGTGCTAGAAGGAGCACGATTGAATATTTATTTTATTTGATTATTGTAAAGACGGCCACTGTTTCTTATCTGGATCAGTATTTTCAAGTACTTTAAGATCACCAGGAATCAATGGACTGAAGTCAATTTTTGTTTCTTGTTCTACTTTCTGAACAGAAACTACGTATTTTGGAAGATCTTTAACTTCCAACTTTTCATTAGGAAAGATAAACGCAATCATTTTTTTATTAGTAGGATCAATAATAACTTTAAAGAGTCTTGTAGGTACTGCTACTTTATTAGTACCAATAGTCTTATATCCGTTATCGTAAATAGAACCTTGAATAACATACAAGTCAGCACCTGACACAACCCAGTTACGTACGAATACTTCTAGCTGTTTCCAGATACCTCTGTTGTTGCCTGGATTCTGAGGTACCATATTTGAAAGAAGAAACGATTCAGACATGGCTTGTTTGTTAGCACCGTTATTAGCAGCTGGACTCATATGGCCACGATCATATCCTGCACCATTATAGTCTTGTAATGTTGACTGATGTTCTGGTTTAATTTCAGGATCTGGTCTAAAGTCTTCTGTGCGAGGTTCTTCACCAATACGATCTTTAGATACGTGTTCGGCAACATAAAGAGGATTCTTATATACTGTACTATAAGCCACTGCATAACTTGAACGACATAGATACTGAATATTTTCTTTTACTAATGGTTCAGGTGCACCCCATTTAACATGTTGTGGACACTTATCGTCAATGGGGTTAGCAAATGCTAATGTTGGAAAAAATAGTAAAGCTAATAATAACTTTTTCATCCTGTATTCCTTATGTAATCAGCCAATCTGGTCGGCTTAGTGTCCAATCGACAACTTGTTTAATTCGTTCAGTCAATTCAATCTTAGGTTCCCAACCCATTGCCTTCATTCTCTCGCCACTAAGAGCGTATCTGAGATCATGACCAGGACGAGATGAATGAAAGTCGACCAATTCGTACTTCAATTCTTTACCCTGGCAATCAGCAATGATTTGAGCTAATTGTAGATTATTTATTTCTTGCTTTCCAACAATATTGAACTTAGGACATTTAACACCACTTGTCGTAGTGTCATTAGGATCATTGTTTGTATCTGCATTATTAATTAAAAACATAATTGCATCTGCAACATCTACCGCATGAATATAATGACGGCTTCCTGGAATTGTTTTTGATGCATCAGAATGTACAGTGATTGTTTCACCATCTCTGATCTTCTTAATGCATTTAGGAATATACTTTTCTGGATGTTGCCTTTCACCAAACACATTCATTGTATGAGTTACAATGATTGGTAATTTGTAAGTGTTATGATAAGCTACTGCAAGTTCTTCACCACCAGCTTTTGTTGCTGAATATGGGTTAGTAGAATTGTAACGATCATACTCATCATAGTTTACACCTTTAGGTGCAGGACCAAACACTTCATCAGTCGAGAAGTAAATAAACTTTTCTAATGATCCATTACATCCTCTAGCATATTCTAAGATATTACATGTTGCCACAACATTATCAAGAACAAACTCCATGGGATAATCAATAGACCTATCCACATGACTACCAGCGGCCAGATGAACAATAATGTCAACTGGGCCAATACGGGAAGCAGTGAGAGGAGTAATAGCTGCCTTGAGGTCATGATATACAACCTTAACTCTATGTTTGTGAGGGTTATCTTTTACTAGATCATGTAGACGATTTAAGTTACCTGAAAAATCTAGACGATCTAGAGTAACTATATTCCAATCAGTATTATTTAAAAAATAATTTACAACATGATGAGCTACAAAACCAGCACCACCAGTAATTAAAACATTCTTACTCATAATTTTACCTCATATAACCAACTATCCCAACCAATATTATCATATACTTTAATATTATCTTTACCAAAAATTTCATTCACTGCTATGTATACACCATGATCAGGATGGTCAGGAGGTGATGCATAATCATGACCACCTATAAACCCACTCTTTTTAATTTTAGGTAACCATGCAAGCAAATCTTTTTTTACATTTTCATACTTATGAGATGCATCTATAAAAACAAAATCAACTGAGTTGTCCTTAAACAATTTAGCTGCCTGCACACTATGTTTCTTGTATGTTGTAATATGATCTTTTATAGGTTTTATATTGGAAAGATATTCTTCATATAATGTATTATCTTTTATTGAATTGTTTTCCATTATTTGTGGTTCACCTGGAGAACCTATAAAAGTATCAACAGCATAAAATTTAATATTTTTATTTTTATTGATAGACTCGACTACTGCATAACTAATTGATTTTCCTTTCCAAACTCCTACTTCTACGAAAATAGAATTATCAGAAAGTTTTTCTATCATATCATCATACAATTTTTCAAAGTTAAAAAAACCTTGAATATTATGATAAATGTGTTCCATTATTCTGCAACAATAAATGCATTGCCAAACTGATGAGTTTTTGTCCAGTTACCTTTAAGGTGTCCCATCTGATAGTCAAAGAACTTGATTTTGAAACCAGCTTCACCAAGAGCCTTCAACCAAAACTCTTCAGGTTCTCTGATCACATGAGTGATGTCCATTTCGTATTGACGAATACGAAACTTTTTATTATCACCTAACGGTACAGCAACTAAAATATTTCTACAACGGATGCGAAATGCTTTTAGGATACCTGGTAGCACATCATAAGGAACATGCTCTAGGACATCTTTAGCCATAATGAGATCATAGTTACCTTTAATATCATCTACACTATTAATGATGCTAAGATAATCTTTTACTTCTGGCATACCTGCATTAACTGCGTATTCGGAAATATCTACACCGTAAGCTTCTTTGCCAAGAAGTCTCATGGCATAGACCATGAAGCCTTTTGCACAACCAAAGTCAAGCACTGTTTCAAAATTAACTTTTTCGATAATAGATGTAGCTTCACGAATTGTGCGCTCAGGCATCCAGCGATAGTTTTCATAACCACTAATGTGATTATTAATACCATCTTCATAATATTTTTCATCAAATATATTCATATTAAAATCCTTAAGCAAATTCGTTATGTCTTGTTTCCGTTACAATATCGTCGATAAGTTCGTTTTGTAGAGCATACTTACAGAATGAGCAAGCATGATGTCTACGCTTAGTATTAATATCACCGTCAATCGAATTATAGTAATCTAAGATACCATCGATGTCAGCAATTTTAAACTCAGCATTAACATGATATCCGTTCTCGGGTGCAAGTTCTGCTGATGGGCAAACATAAACGTTACCATCTGTAAACACGCAAGGCTTAACCATATGCATGTAACAATTATCGTTACGACGAGTGCCTTTGAAGTTAAAGTCTGAAAGGAAAGCAAACTTCAATGGACCATTCTCTGCTTCGAAGTTATTAAGAATGCCTCGAATCTTTTCAATGTCCTTAGCAGTTTCCTTTGGATCCTTGATAGCATTAAATGCAATGCGGCAAGGTATCTTCTTCTCTTCTACCCACTTAAGCATACGAATAAAGTTTTCTTCCTTATAGGTATTCTTAGCAAGAACTTTCTTACCTGCAAGTTCACTATTAGTCTCTGTCCACTGACCAGTAATGTTAGGGTTGGTAGAAGTTTCTAGTGCACCATCCCAAACATATGCAGCTGAGATTTCAATATTAGTAAGACCTTCAAATACTGAAAGGTCATAATCATATCCTTCGTCAAACCCGTACATACCAAGACGTACCCAGGATACTTTATCCCAATTCTTAATCTTCTTAAGACGCGAACCGTTTGTTACAATACCAATCTTAATTCCTTTTGCATGAATGTAATCAATCATGAAGTTAAGATCAGGATGAAGAGTAGGTTCGCCACCACCAGTAAATTCCATACCAAGAACACCAAGTTCAGCAAACTGATCTACGGCTTTAATCATCTGTTCCTTGGTAAGCATTTCCTTCAAGTTACGATTAGCAAAGCAGCAGAATGAACAAGTCAGATTGCAAGGATTGCAAGGTGACATATGGAACATTACAGGCTTTGGTCTTCCTCCTTTTTGGATAATAGAAAGCCTATCCATATGCTTAAGAAGCTTAACATGATTACTTGTGTAGCTTCTACCTTGAACTTTTGTTTCCATCTCGTGCATAATATTTTTCCTTATTGTTTAATCCAGTACCAGACATTATCTGCACATGTTGCTATTGGAGGGTAGTCACCTTCAGATCTAAATTTATTTAGAGCAGCATTCACTCCAGGCAATCCATAATCATGCCCGGAAAAGATACCGCCTTTTCTTACTTTATTATAAAAGTTTTTACAATCTCTATAAACAGCTTCTTCTGAATGATCACCATCTATAAAAATATAATCTAGAGATTCATCAGAATAATCTTGTAAAATATTCTCACATTTATCTTTTACTATGATAATTCTACCTTCAAACTGTTCTGTGTTCTTAACAGCTGCTTGGTATTGAGCATCTAATATATCTTCTCCAATATACGAATTCCAATCTTGATAAGGAAGATATGGATCAACTCCTATAAGATGAAGGTTAGGTATATTAGAAAGAAAATGATTAATGTTCCAACCGCTTGCTACCCCGATCTCCATACCTATTATAGGAGTATCTTCATCTATTGTAAGTTGTTTTACTACAGGTACTAGCCCAGAAGCAGAAATGTATTTTTTTTGCTCCCATTCATTTTTTTCTACAAGTTCAGATATTAACCATGGATATAAATTTGAGTTTGTCATTTTCTTTTCACTTCTTCGTAAATTGTATAATCTATACCAAATAATGGTGTAACATATTCATGATAATGCTGCATCATAAAATCTGGATAAACACTATTAAAAATATGATACATTTCTCTATTAGCTTCGTCTACCTTATAATATGAGGGTGTATACCCTTTAAATGATGCAGGAGGGTGATAAACTGAACTACTATGAACCACCATAGCTTTTTCTTTTAATACTTTAGAAAGAATAACATCAAAACCGTAACCACTTTTAAAGTCATGCAATTTCCACAACTCAAGTAATGTTGGAATACAGGATGTGTGCACAAAGTTACACATTCCTTCTACAAATCTTGTAATAGAATATTCTAGGTCTTCTCTTTGATGCAGAATATGATGTGAACTTTCAGAGCCTTTGTAGGTAGATAATTGAAATAATTTAATTCTATTATCATAAGCAAGCTTAATTGCTCTATTAATATTATCAATATCTGTTATTAAATCATCATCAAAAAAACCGATATACTCATAATCAGTCCAGTCAAATTCTTGTAAAAATTTATGAGCGATTTGCCACTTAAACCCTTTGTTTTCCCAGCTAATATAATCATATGTATTAGGTTCTATTTCAATATCATTATATCTATAGAGTACAGTTTCATACAAACGTTCTGGTTTAGTATATCTCCAGTGATTATCTGAATCGTAAGCTTCTGGATAAAAATTAATAGGTATACCTACTGAACTAAAAATGAGACTTTTCTTCATCTGTATTTTTCTTCTATAGATTGTTTCCACATCGAATTACGATTATATTGGTGAACTATAAAATAATCAATACCTGAAGAAGTTTTTACCATACCGTTTTCAAATTTAGGATTAGCTTCAATATTAACTCTCGAATAATCTTTATATGGGTCTGCAACTGTACCTACTTGACAAGCCCAGCCACTATCATGACTTACATAACGAGTAATTAGTTTATAAGGGATAGTTGAGAGTAGTACGTTATAAGCTGCTTGATCTGAACCACCACCACCAGGTACATGTTGTTGTTTTCCAGTACATAAAGAGTAGATCGAGAAGAAAAGATCACTCATAGCTTCAGTTTTACCAGCCATAACTCCAGCGTTGTATATTGAGATGTCTTTTAACTTCTCATACACTTCTTCACCAAATGCTAATTTCATATTATTAGCACCCCATACCTCATCTTTATATCTTATATTTTCTGAAGAAGAAATAATATGTTTAGTTGATATACTATCTATTAAACTAAAATAAACGTATTTGCTGGGATCTTTCTGAAAGATCACATCAGTAACATCCGTAGTAATAATAAAATCATATTTTTCTTTTCTATCTTGTAGTATTGCATAGTAAACATAAAATCTTACAACACAGACATGTTCATTAGGTTCTAATTTTCTCAGAGAAATTACTTCAAAATTATTTTGTTCAAATTTTTGTTCAAGTTCTTTATTGTCACCAAAAATAATAATAAGTTTATCCCCAGAATAGCCGCTTTGATTAAGAGAATTAACCCAAAATTTACATTTATCCCAAGTAAGATCAGAGGTAATAGATCCTAGTACTAGACTACTCACAATTCGCCCCATACTTTTAAATAATCACTTTGTTGAAAATTATTATTATTATTTACATCTTTAATTTTTTTTGCAGCAAATGCTATGTAGTGTGAGTTAGGTGATGTTTTAAATTCTTGTCTATCACCTTTTTTAGGTTCAGGTATATGATACATGTCAAACGATTCATCTGAAGTCAATTCATAAATGTCCAAACTAAGTTGTTCATAACCTGCTTGTTCTGAAAAAACTGTTCTAAAAAATTCTGGGCTAAATTGATAAAAACCATGTCCTGCAAAATTATTACATGTGGTAATAATTGCTACTACCCCACCTACCTTTAGCATAATTTTGTAATTATCAATCACTGTTTTAATATCATAGATATGTTCAATAGTACCTGCGTCTAAAATATAATCGAAAGTATTATGGTATATCTCGTCGACTGGTTTATTCATATCATGAACTATAGAACAACCTTCATAAGGTGAATAATCTATTGTATCTACACTATCAGCACCTAGTAGTCTAAATAGTTTTTCTGTATGACCATCACCACCATTAACAGTATCTTCTGCTGTAAAATTAATGTCATGGTCTGATAAAATTTTATTACTAATTGCTGCTTTCCTGCCAGATCTATCTGCCCAGGAACCTGCATAGTGGAGACCTTGTCTTCCAATCTGCAGTGTTTTGCCTTTTACATATTGTTTATGATCAGCAATAAAGTTCAAACACGAAATATCAATACCCATAACAACCTCATAATAAAGAAAAGGGGCGCAGAGTGCGCCCCTGTGTAGTATTATTTATTATTGTTCTTTCTTAATTTTATTCAAGAGATGGTTAAGAACAACACCGTAGATAGGAAGAATAATAACAAGACTTACAATAGTCTTGAATACAACATCGGCATTTGCAATTGCAAGCCAGTTAGCTGCCATATACTCGTTAGTGCTGTTATAGAATGCTGCACCAAAGAAAGCATATGTGTCAACAATGTTTGCAAAGATACCTGAAACTAATGGTGCAACCCACCAAGAAGAATACTTTTCTCTTACTTTCTGGAATACTGTTACGTCAAACAATTGACCAATAAGATATGCTACTGCTGACGCAACACCGATACGCCAATCAGAAAGAGCAGCACTAACTACTGCCGCAGGAATAAAAGCCATACCAACAACTACTCTTGATTGATGTTTATTGGTAAGACGTGTAGTCAAATCAGTTGCTACAAGAACTAATGGGAAGAGGAACATTGCCCATGTTACTTTAAGTCCAAAAATTTCTAATGGAAACTGAACAATATAATTTGCAAGTCCGATAATGAATACATGGACAAGCATAAGTTTTAATGCTAGATTTTTATTTACTTCTGCAAAGTTAATCATATAGTATTCCTTTCAAATACATTATTGTATTGCTGGGTTACTCTAACAAATGTAGTACACTTGCTGAGATACTTCAACTTTGAGGCTCCAACATAGGTGCATGCGGACCTCAAACCACCTAAAATATCTCGTACTGTATCGGAAGCTTTTCCTTTATACGGTACGAGTACCTCTCTTCCTTCTGAAGATCGGTAATCCTTAAGACCACCAAAGTGTTTATCATTGGCAGCCTTGGAACTCATTCCATAGAACTTTACGAATTTCTTTTCTTCTGTGATTGGTTTGTATGTATCCCAATCACGATCATATGACCACTCACCTGTACTGAGATACTTAGTAACAATATCACCACCACCTTCATCGTGGCCGGCAAGCATGCCACCAAGCATTACAAAGTCAGCACCAGCTGCAAATGCTTTAGCAACATCGCCAGGAGAAGTACAACCACCATCAGCTATGATATGCCCACCAAGTCCATGAGCAGCGTCAGCGCACTCGATAACAGCTGAGAGCTGCGGATAACCAACACCTGTTTTAATGCGGGTAGTGCAAACAGAACCAGGACCAATGCCTACTTTAACGATATCAGCTCCAGCAAGGATCAACTCCTCTGTAATATCACCGGTAACAACATTACCTGCAATGATTGTAAGTAAAGGATAATTATCTCTTACATGTTTAACTACATCAATAAAACGTTCTGTATATCCGTTTGCAACATCAATACAAACATATTTTAGTTTACTACTATGTCTATAAACATAGTGAAGTTTATTAAGATCATCTTCACCTATACCAATACTCATAGCGGTATGATCATTAACGTCATGATCAATTATAGAAGCATCATGTAAAAACTCTACTACTTCTTCTGGAGAATAGTGTTTAACAAGACAGGTAAACATATTGAAGTTTGATAACTCGACTGCCATACGACGAGTACCAACACCATCCATATTTGCAGCGATAATAGGAACTCCGCAATAGTTAAGTTGACTATTGCGGAAAGTATATTCACGTTCTAGTGATACTGTTTTTCTAGAAGTAAGTGTACTACGTTTAGGTCTTAGTAGTACATCTTTAAAGTCAAGTTTTTGATCATTATCGATACGCATTAGTCTACTGTACCGATAATCTTAAATGAACGACCAATCCAAAATCCAACATACCACTTCTTTGTAAAGACATCATATCGCTTAACCATTTTATTCTCCTTAGAGTGACCAACGAGTTTTCTGGGTGATCTTATCGCGTTTAACTGGTCTGTCATAGCACTCAACGAACCCCATTAAGATACGAATCTGATTTTCAATAGGATACGACCAGTCACCCCAGTCATATACTGAATCTTCTTCTTTAGTGCACTTACGCAAATACTCTAAGTAACCATTAGTACATGCGTCTGCGTATTCTTTTTCATCAGAATCATTACGTACTGAAACGCGATGATATAGACGGTAAGCTAGCCAAAGACGTTTAATATGATATTCGAGTTTGTTTTCCATATTATAATTATGGCTTATCTTATTAAATAAATCCAGTACGATGTTTGTTCTCTTCCTTAATCTTTGCTAAAAGACTAGGCATTTCCCTGTTGTAAACAATTGATTCTCTATTTAGAATCTCATTAGAATCTTTAATCGTAGAAGTTGTAACTGCAAATGGTGTATGGTAGAACGTATTAGTAATATGATAGTTTTGATTAAGTTTATAGAACATTGTGTCGTATATGAAATTATCACCCCAGTACAAGTCTAGTCCTTCAATGATAGGGACGTATACGTCTTTATGGAAAAACATAAGTGTACCTAGACCGAAATGAAATCTATAGTCATAAGGTGTTGCACATTGTAAGAGAGTAATTTCACCAGTCGTAATAGGAATCTGATTGAAGTCTTTTACATTACCAGGACAAATACCACACAATCCTATATTAGGATTAAGGAACTGATCCATACGATGAAATAATTTAAGATCAACTATTACATCATCGTTAATAAGACATATCTTATCATATTTGGCAATCTGTGTTCCTATGTTCCATGCTGGATTAACATAGATGTTCTTACCATATGATATACAGTTTACTTTAGAATGTGTAAATATGTTACTAGTAGGTGTTACAGCTGGATCATTATCAATAATAATAATTTCACCAATGGAAGGTACTTCAACCATATCTTCTACAAATTTAAGAAATGGTGGATACTTCCACATTGTAGGCACAACAACTGTTATCATAACTACCTCATAATAAATGGCGGAGGGTATAGGATTCGAACCTATGGGACCGTGTTAGGGACCGACTCGTTAGCAATGAGCTGCTTTCGACCACTCAGCCAACCCTCCAATTCTATATTACTTTTAAAAACTTTTCTATGCCTTTGTTAATATTTTCTTGCCAGTGATTTGCTGAGTTTTCATCTGCATAATCTGTTAAATATTTGTAACACGAAAAAGGTTTGTTCATTAAATTACAAACTTTTGCTATTGCATATGCTTCCATATCAACCGCATCTGTTTTTAATTCAGGTGAAGACATTACAAAATTATCACCTGTGCTTAAAGTATAATGTGAATTACTGATAGTAATTGATCCGCTGTTTTTTTCAAACGGGGTATGACCTAGTTCTGCTAACGGTCTTGCATCCATATCTCTTTGATACAAAGTGCCAATCTCAATAAGCTGTCCTATAAGATCTTTGTTAAGAGCTCCTGCAGTACCATAATTAATAATTCTAGTACATTTAGGATCTATACATGCTTCTACTGCAGCAATTGTAGCATTAATTTTACCTACCCCGGTATATTTAATATACAAATCTGTACTATTAAATGGAAGCTCTTGCTCTAACGCTACTAGTATATAAATCACTTCAATTCCATCTGATATGCACTCATACACATATCTTCTAAAGTGCGCTTACCGTAATACTTTACCGACTTATCTTCAGGCATAATAAGTTCTGCAGTATCACCAGATCTTCTCGGTCCTTCTATAACCTGGAAGTCAACATCCGAAACAATTTTCATTGCATCTATAACTTCTCTAACAGTATGACCGATACCACTACCAATGCATTCATAATTTGAATTACTAGGATTTTCAATAGAGTTAACTATACAATCTGCAAGATCAGAAACGTGAACATAGTCTCTAATACAAGTACCATCACGGGTATCCCAGTCAGTGCCATTTATAGTAATAAAAGGTCTTTTACCTGCTGCTGCTTCTGCTGCAATACGTATCAAATGAGTAGCATTACCAATTTGTCTAAACTCACCGTTATTACCAGCAACATTAAAGAATCTAAAAATGCTATAATTCTTACCGTATGCTTTAATAATATTTTCTGCAAGTAATTTTGATTGTGCATATGGTGATATAGGATTAAACGCTGATGCTGTAGATGCAAAAATAAAATTATCTGAAGAATATTTTATAAGTGTATTAAATGTACCTTCAACATTTGTCTTAACGTACTTCCAAGGAACTCTTACTGACTCTTCAATATCAATAGCACCAGCAAGGTGGACAATTGCATCATAATCACCACGGTGATCTTTACGAACTACATCATGTAGGTATGCTGGTTTGTTTAAATATTTTTCAATATCATTGGAAGACCTGCTGATGTCTAGACCTTCAACATGATAACCATGTTCAGCTAAAGCCTTAACTGTATGTGAACCAATATAACCATAAGCACCTGTTACTAAGATTTTTTTCATTATGGTAACGCTGCTCTCTTTCTTAAATCTGTAGTTGAAAATCTATGTTTACGACTATTGTAAATAATTTCAATATTATTATCTAGGCAATACTCTTTACCGGTAAAATCTTTATTACGATATTCTTCTCCTACAAATCTTACATTGACTGGAAATATTGTAAGAATATCTAACAAGTCTTTTTCTGTTTCATAAACTATAATTTGATCGACATGCTTAACTGCTGCTAACTGTATTTGTCTTTCTACAATCGATTGTGCAGGTTTGTTTTTAGTATCTGGTCTATCTATAGTAGGATCGGTCTGTAACCCTACAATGAGATAATCACAGTATTGTTTTGTTTCTTCTAGCATTAAAATATGACCTGCATGAAGAAGATCGAATGTTGAAAATGTTACACCAATTTTCATAATACACCTTAATTAAATTTTCTAAGATAGTCTAAGCTAATTCTTCCAGATTCAAAATCATTATAACCTGATTTAAGTATTAAGTTAAAATCTCCTGCAAGTCCACACCTTCTACCATCCTGTAGCTTATTTAGATTAGGATTAGGAACTGTACCATGAGGTAAATTACCAGGCCACATTACTAATAGTCCTTCACGGGGTGGAATAAAAAAACTATTATAGTTAGTAACGTTACGTTCTTTTAAAAATGTTTTATCTTGCTCAAATCTATCATCATCCATCATACCTGAAAATAACTGATTTGGTCTATGAACATTTTTAAATGATAAACAATCTGCGTCTTCTGGAACTTCAAGATAATATACAAATGAAATATCTGAATTAGAATGAATATGATAGTTCATATGATTGCCAGGTTTATCTAAAATAGACAACCATGTTTTAGTAATATAATATTCAAACACATCACTTTTAACACCTAACAAATCTACATAAGATTTTGCATGTATCGATATCTGTCTAAAAAAATCTTGGAAAAGAGAATTATGGTGTATATTGATTTTGCCAATATGTTCACCCGTCATTCTATAGATATCGTTTTGTTCATCTAATGTTTCAAAGTTATAAGGTTCTATATTATCTAATATAACTTTATTATACTCTCTATAATTATTTAGTTGTGCTGTATAGATTACTGTAGGGAATATAAGATGAGCTTCAGTTTCATCAAGCATTATCTATTTCTTTTTCTAGCCACTCAATTTCTTTTTTAACTTGAAGTTTCTTTATTTTTAGATCTTTTATTTTAAGATCTGGATCGTAATGAATATAAGATTCGTTAATCTGATTTTCTAAATCTTTATGCTTTTCTTTAAGACTTTTAATATGATGTTTAAGTTTTTCTATGTTCATATAAGTCTCCATTTTACACATAATACCTAAATATATAGGAGTTGATTATTAACTTCAACTGAATAATTATGTGCGCTTGAAATAAATTATAAGATTCGCGCAATTTAATCATGTTTATATCATTATGAATGACTGATTGATTGAATTAAAATGTTCAACCAATGAGGGAATAAACATGTCTTTTTTACGTAAAATAGCTATAGCTTTTGTGGCAGTACTTTCTACATTGACTGTTGCTAAAGCTGATATTGCCGACGGGCAATTTAGTACAAATCAAATATTCGATGTGCAATATTATTGGTCAGGAACTACTCTTAACGCTTCTAACTTTATTGCTCCATATGATCAGAACTTTACTCATCCTACTGTAACTTCTGGTCAATACTTTCAATTCTTTAATAGTACTACTAATCCAGGGACTTATGGTCTAGGTCTTTATAACAGTGATGGTACTCTTGCACAAGTGCTGCATGATACTGGTACACTTCAAGCTATTGGTCCAGATGCATTGTTTTATATTGGTTCTGGCTTCTTTGGCACAGTAATCACAACATCAGCTGGTTATAATTATGGTGATAATGCAAGTTTTACTAACATGGACACTTCTGTATCTGGTACTGATACTACTAGTTATACATGGGCAAGTACAACTCCATTAGCTGCAGGTCAAACTGCAAGTTCTGGTTCTGGTAGTGGTTCAGGGAGCAGTGTTAGCAACCCAACTAATATGAATTTTGCAACTGGTGATCTAACTGGTTGGACTTCTGGTGGTGGCACTGGAACACAAACATCTTCTTATACAGGTACTGGTGTTGGTGTTGCTGTAGTCCAAGGAATGCAAAATTTTAATGCAGGTGGTACTCACTCATGGACTATTACACCACCTACGGGTGACTACATGGTCAGTTTACAACCAACCGGAACACAACAAAGTGGAACTAATGATTTTCAAACAATGGCAACTGCATTAGGTCTTAGTGCTACCAGTGTTACTGAAATTCAAAATGCAATGACAGCAACCGGCAACGGTCTTCCAACAAATGCTGCATGGTTATATCAGGATTTAGTATTGTCTAATGGAACTACATTCAACGTTGCATGGCAATATGTTTCATCGGACTACGAACCATTTAATGATGGTAGCTTAACATCTCTTGTTAATACTACTGGTACTACAGTTGCAACTGTAAATGGTGAAAATAAAGAATATGCTCTTCTTGGATTTACTAATGCAGGAACTGGTAACTATTCAGTAGGATCATATGGTGCTACTGGATGGCAACTTGCAACTTATCTTGTTAATGAAAACGGAACATACAGATTAGGCTTTGGATCATTCAATCTTTCAGATACTGCTCTAAGTCCTATTCTTTTTGTAACTCAATATCAAGGTACAACTCTTGATCACGGTGTTGCATTTGGTCCTATTGCTCCTAATCCAGGAAGTAATGCTCCTAACAATTCAGGAGGTGGTAGTGGTACACCTACAATAGTAAGCACCGCACCAGGTGCTGATATCGTTACATCAACATCAACTGTTGGTGCAACTGTATCACAAGATACTGTAAATTATACTGCAGCATCTTCTGGTGACACAAAGACTATCACACAAACTACTGTAACTGCTCACACAACACCAACAACTACTGTTACTATTACAACACCTACTACTGTAGATACTTACAGTGATGGTTCTACAGTAACTACTAACGGTACACCTGTAACAACAACCACTACTGTAAGTACTGTTACTTTTGATACTGCTAATGTAGAAGAAACTGCTTATGTTGGTGGTGGAAATAGTGCATACAATAATGCAATAGTAAAACCATTCTTTGTCGATCCATTAGGTATTCCAGAAGGATCATGGGCTGATGTTTCATTGTCTTCTGGTAATAATATTGGTAGTACTAATGTAAACTTTGGTTATCAAAAGACTGTCGAAAATGTTACTGCAGGTGTTGCAGGTTCAGCCGGTAAGGTCGCATCAAGCGGTCTTAACAATTCATCTGTAACTGGTGATACATATGCAGCAACTGCTTATGTGTTAAATAAGTCTGATGTTGTAGACGTAAAAGGATCAATTGGTTTTGGAATTGGTAATTATATTGTTAATAATTCAATTGCAAACTTTGGTCTATCTAATCAAACTAAGTCACAACAAAAAACAGCATATGCTGATCTTGCATTTTATTCTCCAGAAAAGTATGCAGGATGGACACCATTTGCTGGTGTGACTGTTCTTAATAGTGATATTGGTAATGTTGAGGAAACTGGTTCATCATTACTATCAAGTGGTACTGTTGCATCAAATAAGACATACACAATGCCTTATGTCGGTGTTAAGAACGAAGTATCACCTGGTGTAGTAGTTGAAGTAAAAGCAACTCAAACAGAACCATATGGTACTGTTGTATCAGGTAAAGTAACTGCTAAGAATAAAATCACAGACAATGTTTCTCTAAATCTTACTGTAGGTGCTGACAAAGGTCAGAACTATGATAGTTTAGCAGTAATGTTAGGTCTTGTAGTTAACTTCTAATAGCTAAAAAAAAGAGCGGGAATAAAATCCCGCTCTTTCTATGTTTGGTGCGCATGGAGGGACTTGAACCCCCAAAACCTAGTTTCTAAGACTAGTACGTATACCAATTCCGTCACACGCGCCATTAATTCTTTCAATCTGTCCGCTGCATATGATGCTGCAAAAGCATTAGGCTTGACCATAGGTACCACATTACACATACCACGAATATATCCGGTAGCTTCTGAAATAACACAAGAAGAACCATGATGCTCATCAGGATTGATATCAAGGTGTACTTCCACATGGCGATCCTCCAACACATCGGCCAACTTCATATACAATTCGGCAACCTTATAAACTTCATTCATTAAACGCATACGAGGTTTATCTCGTTGCTGATCGAAGTCACGTTCACGTTGAACTTCTCCAAAGATCTTACATCCACGTTTACCATCAATATGAACAACGACAGCAAGAGTATAATCAGCATGCCATACATTATTAATCATGAAACGCTCAGAGTCTGCACCAACATACACTTTTGTTTCTGGTGATTGTGCTAGAATATATTGTTTAACTTCTTCGATATTCATTTCTTTACGTAACATGACCGCTCTCCTCAGTCTATATAAAATCCCTTCCTATTATAGTCAGGGGATTCAACAAATCTTAAATTACCTGATACTGATATATGTTCATCTTTCCATACTGGTATTGCAATTGAATTACCATGTACAAAGTCAGGATTTTTTCTAAGATGTATTTCTATTGGATTTCCATCGATATATTCTATATTAATATATTCGTATTTTTTAATCAACGGAAAAAATATGGAAGGTAGAGGTATAATATCATCTACTTTTACCCATTTACTAAAACGCCAAAGTTCTTCTGAGTTTCTATGACCTTCGACTGTTAGTACTTGTCTACCTTCTTTGTAGTCAATACTTAAATGTCTACCTTTGAATACCTCACACCAGAAGTATCCAAATGGTAAATGACTAGTATCATCTTTTATGTAATGAAATTCTGCACCACGACCCATACCTGGAATATTAACACATGGTCTTACGATATAAGTATCAGGTCTAGGTACAACCATACCTACTGGGCCGCAATTGTATTTTAGCTTTCTTGCAACTATTAACTTATCGAATATCCAAAGATCTTCATCTTTAGCATTCTTCCATGCAATAGCTTCTACTTCATAGTCTTCCATGGCATACTCAAAGAAATGGAGCGGAGAATGGGATTCGAACCCACGACCGTCTGCTTGGCAAGCAGAAGCTCTACCCCTGAGCTACCTCCGCATTATAAATATTTATTTGAGGGATACACTATGAAAAAATTATTACTTGCAGTCCCATTTATGTTATTACCATTTAGTTCTTTTGCCGCTGAGCCATCTGGTCAAGTTGCTAAAAAACCCGTTCTATGTTTTGCATTAGACGAGATACTCAACCATCTTAAATCTGAATATGGTGAAATAGTATCAAGAAAATTTGGTAAAATTGATTTTTTTGAAACTGATGCAATGTTGTTAGAGAACACAGAAAAAGGTTCTTGGACTATTATTGAATATAAAGATAATGTAGGGTGTGTTATTGCATCTGGTAAAGGTGCAAATAAAGTCTAGTTTATATATTTTTGTAAAGTATTGCGTATACCTAATTGAGTAAGATTTTGATTAAAAGAAATTGGATTCCAAGTACCATATTCAAATTTTTCTTTTAAATAGCCAAATTTTATAGTATCACTTTGTAAAATCATATCTACTAATTTTGAATTCTTTATTGCCTGATCTATTTTCAATTTACCATTATTTTTTGCCATTGACCAAAATCTAGTATCAAACGAAGATCCAGCATAATAATGCAGCATGATCATAGCTTCTACTTCGTTAATAGTATCAAAATAAAGATTATTAACCCTGTCTAGTGAAGCTTCACCTGTCCATAAACTAAAAGCAGATCTTTGAATTAAGTCCATAGTAGAAATTGATGTTGCTTCTAATGGTTCTAAAAAGAATGATGCATTACCGTTATAAGATATTCTTTTACTGTAATTTTCTTTTCTATAATAATTGCCAAAAGAAAATGTATTGGTAATTCCGCTAGGTACTAGATTAAACTCCTCAAAAATATTCTTTACATCTTCTTTTACTTCTTCTAATGTATTAATATTATTATTGTACAAGTAACCAATAGAACATCTGTTCTGTAGGGGTATACCAAATACCCAACCATATGGTCTAGCTATAGTTAATGTATATTGAAATCTAGGATATTCCCACATACATTGATTGACGTGCACTGAATTAACTGGAATATAATTTGATTCTATAAAATTATCTTTATTAATTTCCGGTTTACCAGAACAATCCATTATAAAGTCTGCATCTATTTGATCTGATAATACATTTTTTTCTATAAATTTAAAACGTTTATTATTTTGCACTAATGAAAAAATATATTCTTGAAATTTAACTGCATTAAAATGTATACCAATATTAGGGGGAGAAAAATGATGATGAAATTCTTTTACGTTAGTTCCCCAGTTTTGTTTGTATATAGATTCTTTTACTGTACCGTCTAACTTTTTTAAATCTTGATAGGTAAACCCTATATTCTCATAAAGTGCTAGTGGAAAAACTAAATTAGACCCTTCACCAACTGCTTGTGGTTTAATATTATGGTCAAAATACCAATCAATATCCCAATCAGTCCAACGCATAAAATGAGTTGCTGAAAAAGCTCCTGCAGTACCTTTACCTATGATTGCTAATTTTTTCATTTTTTCTTTTTTGTAATTGGTGGGTGATGAGAGGGTCGAACTCCCGACATTCTCGGTGTAAACGAGACGCTCTACCACTGAGCTAATCACCCAAAATCATTACATGCACAAGTCTTCATACTTAGTAGTGAACTGTCTATGTTTAGATTGCTCGCCATTAATATGATTGTACCACATAAAGTATAAAAAGTCTACTATTTTTTTCATTTCATCTTCCTTTAAATGGCACCAGGACCCAGCAACGATCTGGGAACTTCGGTTTTGGAGACCGACATTTTGCCAATTAAACTATCCCGGCTCTTTCTCTATTACGACACCGATATATTTCTTATTAACCAACACTCCTAAGAATGTTCCTAGAAACGCTCCAAGACCAGCAGGTATCAAAAGCATATTATTACCTACATAGCCAATAATTGCAACACTATGTACTAAGAAAATAAACACACTAGTACTTGCAGATGCTATTGCACTATCATTCTGAATATGTCTAATATAGATAGCATTGATAAAATCAACAATAAACATAGATAGGAATGCAAGCACTGCATTCAATAACAAAGAATCAAACATGTTATCTCTTAATTAATTCATTAGTAAAATCTAAAAGAAGATCCCAATTAGAAGTCTTCTCTGGTTGCCATTTCTTCTTCATCCACGAATGACAACTATACCAGTTCTCATCTGCTTCCGGGTGTGAGCCAATTAATCCTACGCGTCCCTGATAACCAGCCATAACATCGCCGTTAGGATAAGTAGCCACAACATCCATTCTACCGTTACCAACAATGCTACATCCATCATACCAATAAATCCTCTCTTCATTACCTAACCAACTAACTTCGAGATCTTTTGGATGTGGTCTTCTTGTTTTTGAACCAGGGCGCCCCATAAATTGGACACAATCACGACCTTTAACTAGGTCTAAGTATTTGCTTCCTGCCCAATAGGCACCCATACAAATACCAAGATAATGACCGCCATTATTAATATATTCTCTAATAGTATCTTTATGATGTTTCATCACTTTATCAAAAGTGTCTACATCACCTACACCACCAGGAACAGCAATAACATCTACATCGTCAAAAAAATTATCATAAGGTATTTTATGACGAGTAAAGATTTTAAATGTGTGCTGAGATTGTAATGCATTAATGATAGCATTAACGCCATCAACTGAGCATCTAGGATGATCTAAGAACAGCGCAATCTTACCCATTACAACCTCATTATTATACAACTATTTATCGGAAGACATTACTTAATTTGTATAGGTAGCTTTTCAGTTTATAATGTTCTTTATCTGTTATTAATCTAAAAACGTGATCGTATTCTTCGTCTTTTACTGGAACTATTTTAACTAGAGGTGTCCCAGCTTTCAATATTTCTTTCTTACCTAATGCATGCCAATAAACTTGTACATTAATATTATTTGATAACTGAGTATCTAAGAGTCCTGGTATTACACTAAATCTTGTTTCATTATCATACCATACTGGTAAGAATAAAACTTTATAACCTTTTGGTACATTAACATACCAAGGTGTACTAAATTTCAAGACAGTTTGAAGTGTATTAGGTCTTGGAAAATGTTCAAAAAATATTTTTTCGTTAAAAAAATCAATTTCTTTTTTTGTAACACCTTTGAAATTTAAATTTTTTATAACATAATCATCAGCATTTAATGGTGCATTCCACTCAAACCATTCACCGGTATTGTTTGCTTCTATCGAAAAATCTTGCCAAGTTCTAATAATATAACCAGTTTTACTATAGTCTATTATACCTGGGCAGTTTTTAATATTAGCTTTAGCATCTGGAGATATTTTTACTTTCTTAAATGTTTCAATAAAGTTTGTTTTACTTAATTGAGGAGGATAGTGTTCAAGAGCTACAGGTATATCTGTATAAAATTCTATAATAGGTTTAGTCTTAAACATATTAAACATAACTACTCCACTAAATGGCGACCGCTACCGGGCTCGAACCGGCGACCTCTAGCGTGACAGGCTAGCGCTCTGACCGACTGAGCTAAGCGGCCTTGTACTGGAGGGGAAGATGGGACTCGAACCCACATAAAAAGGTTTTGCAGACCTCTGCCTAGCCATTCGACGCACTTCCCCAAATATAGAGACCGTTGACTCGCCGGATAGTCTCACTGGTTAATTCCAGGTGCCTGTTGCGCTTTTCTATAGAGGCGTGGCCGGTACATAATGGTGCCCACAACAAGATTCGAACTCGTGACCTACTGATTACTAATCAGTTGCTCTACCAACTGAGCTATGTGGGCTAAAAATGATTATTTTTTAATAAACTAAATTTCTTAAAAGTAGAAGCGTCTTCTTTTGTAACTTGCCTTACTGTAATATTATTTTTTTCCATCTTAAATGGTATAATTTTTACAATAGGAGTGCCAGCTTTAAGTACTTCTTCTGTACCTAATTTATTCCACTGAATAGCGACATTTATCTGTTGATCTGTACCAGCTGGAAGTAATCCTGGTATTACTGTAAATCTTTCTTCATTATCATACCAGACGGGTAAAAATAATGCACCATAATCTTTAGGAAGTTTTATACACCATCTTGTAGGTATCTGAAGAATAAACTTTAAAGTATTATCTCTATAAAAATAAGGTGAATACATCTCTTTTGGAAAATGAGATATTTCATTATTAAAATATGTATTTTGTTTTAAATATTCTGATGCATATTTTTCAGTATTCGTAGCTGACTTCCATTCATAGTACTCACCATCTTCTGATGTGCGAATATGAATATCTTGCCACAATCTTATTACATGTCCATATTTGTAATATTCGATAATAGCAGGGCAGTTTTTTAAATTTACTTCTGAAGTATAATTAAGTTCTGGGTTTAGTTTTGATGGTTTAATATTCTTAAAGATATTTGCAATATCTTTTTTACCATTATCTGGTGGAAATGTTTCTAATAATTCTGGAATGATAGGGTAGAATTCTATCTTTGGTTTATTAAAAAAACTAAACAATGTCACACCTTTAAACTGGGCGGGAGAAAAGGATTTAACCTTTTAATTGCAGCTGCTGTTTCCAAACAGCTCTCCCGATATGGTGCCCAAAGAGAGGATTGAACTCCCGACCTATCGCTTACAAGGCGATTGCACTACCGCTGTGCTATTTGGGCAATCATTTTATATGATAGATTAAATTATAATATAATGCAACTATTTTAAGACCAGGTAGCTTTAAATCCACCAGATGCACCTGCTGCACCATTACCTAAATTACCTGCGGAACCTGCACCGCCTGACCCAACAGTATATCTAATAACTAATCCCGGGGTAATTTGCGCTCTGGTAAAAGTTAAAGACGCATAAGCACCACTACCACCTGATCCACCAGCTGCTCTGTTAGGGTTTGCATTTTTACCTGATTGAAAGTCACTATAACCACCTGATCCGCCACCACCTCCTGGTGCTCTACCAGGAGAACCGTTTTTACCATTTATATTATGCGCACCCCTTGTACCACCTGTACCACCGTTAGGAGCATTCCCACCATTAGCACCAGTACCACCACCTGCATCACCATTACCACCTGAATTGCCGTTTGTTTTTACTATTGTACTAGTAGTGAAAGTACCTGTATTAGAAGCAGTGCCGCCGCCACCACCAGAACCATTCTGGTTACCATATCTATAACCACTAGTTCCACCTCCACCACCTGTTGCAGTAAGTGTAGAAGAATTTATTACTATAGAAGATGTACCACCACTCCCACCAGATGCTTTAACTGAATCATGATCTGCAGCACCTGCTCCACCCCCTGCACCCCATATTTCAAATTTTATATTGTTTCTAAAAACCGGTATAGTAAAAGATTTGTTAGATCCAGCTGTGTTATCTGTAGAAGAACCTGGTGGAGCAGGATCAGAAGAAGTTTTATCGTAGAAGTCAGAAAAACTTATAGGAGCTGTTGTTGTAAACCTACCTTGATTAAAAGGATAGAGTGATCCGTAAAAGGTTACACCTTTGTAATCGTTAACATCTCTTGTTTTACCTAAAGGATCATTACCTGAACCAAAAACATTAAATATTTCCGATACTGATATAGATTGACCTGAGGTAGGTGTATTAGCTGATGGCATTTTTATTCTTACCTTTTAATATATAAAAGTTCTGACCCTTCGGGTACTGTAATGTTTGCCACTTTACCATTAGGTATTCTTGCATAATTAAATTGCTTTAGTTGCTTATCATTAATTATTGCAGTACCTTTTACACATATTATATTTTGTTCTTCCTCTGTACCTTGTATGGATGTACTTTGTTTAATAAGTACCATATCAAAAAATTTATCTGCAGGTATAGGGTTAATGCATATCCAAGTTGCACCTCTGTCACCTGCAACAAACTTATATGGTTTTTTATAAAAGTATCTAATATCCCAGGCATTAGATACATCTGATTTGTTATGATATGAACCGTCACCGTTATATACTGTACCACTACCTTCTAGTAAATAGAATATTTGGCTAAATCTTGCATCTGAAGAGACATCTTCTTGAGTATACTCATAAAAGTCATTAGAGGTAATATGACCTCTACACATTGCAAAACCTTTACAAACTGAAAGTGTGCTTATAAGTTTCATATTTCAACTTCCAGTGAATCACCTAATTTTAATTCATCTGCAGTATGTATAGAATGAACAGGTCTAACATCCGACATATTTAAATTATATTCTTTATTAGAAATACTTTCAAAAAAATCATGTGATAATTTATCTGATTTAATTTTTTGATCAAGATAATCAGAACCAATAAGTGCTAATAGTTTTACTAACTCTTCTTCTGTATCAGCATTAAAATTTACTGAATTAAACGAATATGGTGTAGTTTCATAATGTTTACCTTCATGTAAACAGCTAAAAGAAACTATAAGAGAATTACTCTCTCTATCATAATTTTCAATTTTTACTTTAACTGATTCCATAACATATCACCTTTTTGTTAATATGTTATATTTATAAATGCAGGCTAACCGTGGCACTACGCGAGTCTATTAAGCGACCAACCTTAATAAATATTACTGGCTCAATGTTGAGCTGTATGGAGGATCCAAGATGGATATTCTAAAAACTATTAAAACATGGGCAGGTGCTCTTGCTGATGTGGCAGTATCAGTTCTCGCACTTATGATTGTTGTAGGTGTATTATTTAAGGGTATTGCAATTCCATTTCTACCTAACGTAGATGTTATTGCTAATGTAACATCAATTGTTAAGTCACTAGGCTCAGAAGGACTTGTTGGTTTAGTCGCTATCTGGGTATTGCATAGTATATGGAAAAATAGATAATAGTTTAATTGAAAGTTTTTATTATTAAAGCTCTCATCGTAAGGTGAGAGCTTTTTTATTTGGTGCGGTGTACGGGAATCGAACCCATCTCTGGACCTTGAAAGGGTCTTATCCTAAACCGATAGACGAACACCGCATGGCTGGGGGACAGGGACTCGAACCCCGATAACAGGAATCAAAATCCTAGGTCCTACCATTAGACGATCCCCCAAAAAAATGGTCCTCCGACAAGGTATCGATCCTTGGTCTCTCGATTATCAGTCGAGTGCTCTACCTTTGAGCTATCAGAGGATGGTGCAAATAGTTGGAGTCGAACCAACCTTAAAAGCCTTATGAGGACTCCTCGACACCTTGCCGACCTACTTGCATGGTACCGTCTCCCAGAATTGAACTGGATCTTTCAGAGCCACAATCTGACGTGACTACCACTACACTAAGACGGCATGGAGCTCCCAAGAGGACTCAAACCCCTAACCTCCACGTCCGTAGCGTGGCGCTCTATCCAGTTGAGCTATGGAAGCTTATTAATTGCAGATTGTATTGTAAATCATTTGATCAGCAGCAGTCTTAATAGAATGAAATCTATCTAACACGTTATAGTTAACTCTTGGAGGATCATCTCTATAACTTTCTATAGCTACTAATGTTTTATACTGCTTGGTAATACAGTCCCACTCTACTTTGGCAAGTAACCATGTACGATCATATCGTAGGAGTTTTTGCCAGACTGTAACTCTATCTGCTAGTTTAATTGTAGGTTGTAATATTTTTATTTGATAATGTTTAGTAGTTTCAATCACTAACCATTCTTCTGCATAAGCAGGTAAATAAAATAACGAAAATAATATAACTAATATTTTTTTCATTAAATATTTATGTAAATTGGTCTGCCTAGTAGGATTCGAACCTACGACCCCTTGACTCCAAATCAAGTGCGCTACCAGACTGCGCTACAGGCAGATATTAAATTAAATTCTGTGCTAATACCATACAGCTTATCCATACCCATATAGTATTAAACCCTACAAGAGTAGGTAGTAGTTTTTTATTACTAGCCCATATTAACGTTAAACTAGTTGCTAAAGTAAAGAAATATAACCACCATATTTGTATATTAAAAATTAAACCAGGAACAATAATGATTGCTTTTGCAAGCCAACTAGCAAACTCTACTTTGTTATAGTTAGTCCAATATTCTCTAGTAAACCACATCTTATAACAATTTTTAATATTATTAAAACCACTATGACTATATGTTATTGAAATACTAATAAACCATAAAATGGTAGCAATAATTATTTGTTGTTGTGTCATAATAAATCCTTTGGTAGATCCATCCGGACTCGAACCGGAAACCTTTCGGTTAAAAGCCGCTTGCTCTACCTATTGAGCTATGGATCCAAAAGAAAAAGGGGAGCACTAAGCCCCCCTTTATGAACCCATAACGGTGACTTAGATATTAAGCAAAAGCTTCTGCACCGAGAACTGCATAACCAGCAGCGACGACTCGACGTGAAGCCTTACCAAGACGGTACTTGTTGGTTACACGACCTTTAGTATCGGTGTGCTTGTTGAGGTAAATAGGGAAGCCTTCTGAACGAAGAGTATGGATAACTCCACGAGCATTAGCAATTCCAAAGCGAGCAGAAATCTGCTTGCCAGTAAGTTCTTCACCAGACATAAGAGCTTCGAGGACACGATTAGTAGTAGTCATATGTTTTCTCCATAATATAGAAATGAGCACTGTGCTCTGTTATTAACATTAATAATATACGATAGTTACATAATTAATGCAACAATAAATTAGCGATAGTCTTTTTTGTGTCAGGAAGACTATCAAACCCCGTATAGACAGCCCATCCCACGTTTCGTCTATAGCGGAAGCAGAGTATACCGAGCAGGAGGCCCGAGTGGGTCTGCTACTAAACCTCACGCTTTGGTCTAGTTTGTCTGAAATTAAACGACTACCCAGGTATGACTACCGTAGTATTCAGATCAAAATGGTGGGAGAGGAAGGACTCGAACCTACGAAGTCATAGACAAGAGATTTACAGTCTCCCCCCTTTGCCGCTCGGGACACTCTCCCAAAAATTTAAAGCTGGGTTACTCATTCCCAGCAGTCGATCTTCAAACGTGTCGACAGGTTCAGGACTTAAGACGTCTGTGCAGATGGAACCTCAGCCGTCCACTAGCTATATCCTCACTCAATTGCACAGCCATTAGTGAGGGATTAATAGGGATTCCAACCCCTACAATATTGGCGGAAAGGGTGAGATTCGAACTCACGGTACCTTTGCAGGCACTTCGGTTTTCAAGACCGACGGATTAAACCACTCTCCCACCTTTCCAATATTGGCTCCGTGGGTAGGATTCGAACCTACAACCGCTCGATTAACAGTCGAGAGCTCTACCATTGAGCTACCACGAAAAACTTCTTGTCTCTACAAGGATACATCAGCTATCTAACTTCCAATACCACTCGTTATTACAGCTGATTACCGATTCTGGGAAGCCTACCTCTACGTATAGTAATGCGCGCACGCTTCGGGCTCTGATGTACCCATGAAGAGACAACTTACGTTGTCCTTCTGCCCTGCTGGAAACCACTTGTACGCTCATTCGAGTCCACGTACCAGTCAGGGGTTGTTCTTATACACTCGGAACAACATCGATTATTAATATAGTAAATTTGCAAATTATAATCAACTAAAAAAGGACCATTAAAAAAGCGGCTCTAGTTTCCTAGGCCGCTCAACGTTTGTAAGACTATAACTATCTAACTTACGTTGAGCGCTCCATATCTTCTGACCATACGCCAGCATTCGGAGCAATCTGTCCGTTAAATGTTTGGCGATAGGTGTGTTTCAGACACGATAGAGTTAGCATTTAATGTTCCGTTTTGTAGTGACAAAATGGTATATTACCATTAAATCTATTTATACGATTTTGACACTACACTCAGCAAAAAAAAATAATTTAATTGTAATGGGAGGGGAATGACCCCTCCCAATAATTACTTATTATTCAGCACCAGCGATGAACTTACGAACAGGGGCTGTAAGAGAATTTACATACTCTTGTGAATCATCAAGCATTTGATCAATGACCGGTTGAAGTTCGGCACGCTTAGCCAAACGAGCTTCCTCACGCTGAGATGAAGATACACGCTTCATAGTGTCAAGGTTCTTAGCCTTAATGCCAACATCCTTAAGCAGCTTTGAAACAGATACTTCCTTTGTCTTAACCTTAGCAGCCTTTACTGCCTTAGGAACATCTCCCTTTGCCAATTTCTTATTAGCATTATACAAATAGACCTGAGCGTTAGACTTAGTAACGTTCAAAGTTTTCATGATCTTTGCGACCATATCTTCTTTGTTATAATCAGGTTCAACTTTGATGAAGTTGATAACAGTATTGATATTAGACATTCACATTCTCCATTTTGATGTCACATATATGATTATAGTTCATTTCGAAAATAAGGCAACTGATATTTCAGCAGTTACCCAGAATTTCTCTAGCAGCCGGGTAATCGATAAGTTCGGCCAGATCATCCAAGATACCGTCCCAAGAGAAGTAGCCGTTTCCAGCATGATTCTTCTGGACGATCTTAAGAGTATCCATAGCTGAAAGTTTCAAAGTCGTATCATTCTTAAGAATGTTACCAGCAAATTCCAGTACAAAATCTTCGTCTGAATAATTCATGCGAGTTCCCTTCTTCATAAACGTATCGCTCATTTCGTTACTCTCTGTTCTCATCATATTATTAATATAGCGGTATTTGGAAATTAATGCAACTTATTTTTTAATGTATTCTAAGAGAATTTTGAAGAAATTAGTTTTATATTTGTAAACCATTGATTCACAAGTAGAATCCATGTAAAAAAGATGGAATTTTGGTGTAAATTTATAGAGAATATTATGGATAAAATTTGGCATATGCATTTTAAGGTTCTCCATCATTCTTTCTATTATAATAATAGTATTTTTAGGAAAATAATGCAACTGTTATTTTCACAAAAAAACCCAATAAAATCAAGGAGTTACAAAAAAAGTTAACTCATTGAAATCATTGGGTTTTTTAGGATTACGGATTCTTATGGATTATTACGTATTTTAATGCAGTTTTTTACGATATTTTGTGAAATCTACAACGTTTTCATTAGAAATTTCTAATATAGGATCACCAGTATATTCTTTAAGTCTAAACATTCTATTCTCTTGACCTTCAGGTAGTTCCTGTCCGAGAAGCTGCCATATCTCAGATTCGTAAATTACTGATCGACCTGATTGCAATTGAGATGCAAAATAGGATAGAATAACATCTGCTACCCATTCTGCATACTCCTCATCTTCATCCATCATACTAGTAGCTCACTAAAACGAGATTTCTTTTCTTCACTAATAGCTGGTTTAGGATTATTAAAGACTTTTGTATCGTCGATAAGATTATCTTGTGCTGACTGTTCTGTGTTAAATAATCTCATCTTTGCTCTATCAATACCAACTACAAATTTCTTATACAATGTAGGATCATTATAACGGTTCTTTAATTGCTTAACCATAATCTGACTAACAGCTTCTAACTCATCTGTACTAACTAATGCAAACATCAAATCTGCTGTAGCAGGTAGACCAAAGGACTCAGCAGTATCTGTAAGTTCAACGTCGGAATTGCCATAACCACCTCTGGTAGTCTGTGTAGCAGATACAATAGGCACATTAAACTCAACGGCAAGACCACGTAGTTCTTCAGCGATAGCTTTGATGTACGTGTATGAGTTAACATTAGAACCAGAACGAATTCTGCTACTACTACATATATTAAGATAGTCAATATAGATGACATCGGGTATAAAATTGCGCTTAATTCTAAGTTCATTAATTAAATGCCTGAAATTAGCTGATCCTGCAGATGCTGTAGGATACTCTTTAATAATTAGCTTACCAACAGTCTTCTCTTTTACTCTACCAATCTTCTTATCATAGACGTCTTTTGGCATAATAGTAAGTTCGTCTACTGTTACATTAAGAAGATTAGCATCGATACGTTCTGCAATCTTCTCTTCTGACATTTCCATTGTAATGTAGAGAACGTTCCTGCCACTCACTAGATTGTGAGAAGCACAATGACACATAAACAAAGACTTACCAACACCAGTGCCGGCCAGAGCGATATTGAGAGTCTTGCGGACCAAGCCGCCTTTCGTAATCTTGTTAAAGAATTCCAGGTCGAAGGGAATATGTTCTTCCCTGCGATGATAGAAATCATATCGATTATCGCTATTAAGAAAATAGTCATGACCCACGCTAACATCAAAAGACACCCCAAGAGCATCGCTGAGAAGAGTGGGTATGGAGCCAGTGCTTGAAGTTCCGGACTTATCATCGAGGATTTTAATCGATGCCATAATTGCATTGTAAATAGCCTTATCCTGACAGAACTTTTCTGTACTATCTAATAACCATTGTATGTCCGTGTTATCTGTTTGTAGATCTTCGATTGTACGTTTAGAATCTTTAAACGTTACTTCTGATAGACCTTCTTTATTATTCAACTCAAGAAACAACACTTCCTTAGTAGGAGTGTTGTTATACTTTTGTACATAATCGGAAATTAATTTATAGACAACCTTATCTGGTTGGTTATGAAAATATTCATCCTTAAGAAAAGGTAGAACCTTTCTTGCAAATGCTTCGTTATAAATTAAATGCGAAAGTATCGTCTTTTCAATCATCAAAGATCTTTCTTTGTGCTCTGTTTAACAACTACTGGAATTAACAAATCACCCCAGTAGCCACCTTCTACATGGTGACGAGAGACACGTTGTAATTCTACTGCAAGTCCTAACTCTACACAACGAATAACAGCATTATTAACACGGTGTAGATCATTACCAAGCTGACGAATAGCAGATGTTTGCTCATCATTCATAAATGATGTAAACTCTTCTGAGCGTTCCTTAACCTTAGGTTTATTATTCATCATCGTCATCCTGTTCTTCTTGTTGAATCAATGCACCACCCACTAAAGTATATTTGTTTTTAATATAGTTTGCAAAGTCTGTCTTAGAGAAAATTTCTTTCCATACTGCTCCATTATCTTCAATATCAGCAGCTCTCATTTTCTGACCAGATACTTCACCGGTAGTGCGATCAACAATCTGATACCATCCGTTAGATGGTTTAACGACATAACCACCCTCAATAGCCAAATCCAAGAGTCCGGACCACTTCTTGATCCCACCTTCATAGCTAACTGTGATTGGAATCTTAGACTTCTCTTTAACATAACGTGACTTTTCTACATTAATAATAAAATTATAACCGGCAATCTCACCGCCGTCTTTTTCTTGTTGACGACCAAGAATCCAGATAGTATCTGCTGAGTAGTAAATACCTGTACCACCACCAACAATTGCCTTAGGGAACATTCCAATTTCCATATATGTATGGTTAACAACGATCAATGGAATGTCTTTAAGAGTAAGATGAGGTGTAACCATACGGAAGAGTGACTTAAGAGACTTTGCACGAGACATATCTGCAACAGACTTCTCGTTCATAGTATCTTCAACTTCTTTCTTGGAAGCCAAGTTACCAACAGAGTCTATGACAATAACGACCTTATCATCACGTTTTACTTCTGCAAGCTGTTTCATAATATCAAACTTAAGTTGTTCGATATCAGTGATAGGTGTATGAAGCACTCTATCCATATCAATATTGAATGACTCAAAGTACCCCTTAGGAGTACCAAACTCTGAGTCATAGAATAAAAGAACACTATCTGGGTACTGCTTCATATAAGCCGATGCCATAAGGAGAGAAAAGGCAGACTTAAAATGTTTAGATGGTCCAGCTAGAACTGTAAGACCAGGTGTCAAGCCTCCATCTACACTACCTGATAGTGCTACGTTCACCATAGGAACGTTAGTTTGAATCATATCTTTCTTACCGTAAATTTTAGAATCGGTAAGCACTGCTGTATCTTCTATAGTAGAATTTTTAATCAAACGGTTAATAAGTGACATAATATAGTTTCCTGTACAATTAGCTCTTTAATACATTATCCAATTTTTTGATAAATTCATCAATCTTTTTCTCACGATCAGGCCAAACAATATTTGGCTTATCTGGATTTTTCTTAAGATTGTTAAGTAGTGGCATTATCATTTTATACATTGTCTCAGCTTTTGTCTGAGCTATAGCTGCTTGCTGTTCTTTCTCATTAACTGCATCAGTTAAGTCGTCACTGAAGTCAAAACCAAAATCGAAATCTAAATCTATTTCATTCTTTGCCATAAGTATATCCTTTATACAAAAAACTCTTCTAAGGAACTTTGTTTCTCAACATGCCATCCGATAGCATCGAGAATAGTCTTAATAGGTTCGACAAATGCCTTATCATACTGTGTATCATAATCTATGTATTGATCCATACCAAGCTGTCTTGGTAGAGTACCTGGGCATGCAAAAACGTTTTCACGTATAGGGTTAGGCATTTTCATATAACAGAACTTAATCTTATCACCGTCTTGAATAAGAGGAAATCTCTGATCAAGTTTCTTCTTCTTAAGAAGATCATTATAGAGTAGTGCTGCTCTTACGTGAATAGGTAGTGCTTTCTCACCTAGTTTGTATGGTATCTTACCCATACCACCATCATGAGTTAATTTACAACCACGGGGAAATGCAACATCTTCAAAAGGTAGAGTACTAAACTCATTACGAAACTTCTGAATAAACTCTTGTGTAGCTTCTTCAGTTTCGTTCATAATAACATTAATACACTTTTTAATGTTAGCGCGACATGCAGCAGGGGTAGAAGAACGAACAGCTTCGATACCCATCATCTTTAGTTTAGGTTCTGAATACTGAACACCTTCGTTATTCCATACATTAAGAATATATCGCTTCTTAGCAGTCCAGATGCCTTTATTAGCGATAGCTTCTCGTTTCATTTTCATTTTCTGATCGTAGGCATTAACATATCCGCTAAGCTGTTCGTAACATGACTCAATAAAAGGTTCAATGCGATCTTCGCATGCACGGTCCAAGAATTTGACGATTGGTTCAACTGCATCGCCTTCATTAAAAAATTGACCGACCAAAGCGTCAAGCGTGATGTACATAGAATCCGTATCGCAAGCAATGACATAATCTTTATCCTTAGTCTTAAATAGTTTGTTTAGATACTTGTTCATCTCTCTTTCCATCCACTTAATAGAGAGCTGACCAGATAGTGTAATTGATTCGGCTAATTTATTATCAAACCATCTAAAGTATGCGTTAGATAATGCACCATATGCTGAGTTCAATTGAATCTTTTTAGCAAGCTGCATGTTATGGTTTTGTGCAATTGCCTTCTCAGTTTCTGGTGTAGGATTTACTTCGTGTTCTTTCTTTGCCTCGATCATTCTCTTTTTGTAGATGACACGGTCATCATACATCTTCTGCATCAATCGGGGAAGAAAACCTTGATAATCTTTGTCAAACATACAGCCACTAGCAGCACAAGTAAGATTGGAAGATAGAAGCTGATTACGAACAGAAGGCTCGTTAAGGTATCCATTTAATATTTTCTCCACACCATCTTCACCGTTAATGGCTGAAACGTGACCGACATATGTCTCCGGTGAAATATTATATTGCATAATCAAGTGAGGATAGAGAGAGTTCAAGTCAAACGAGACAACCCACTTATGCATACCAACCTGAGGATCCTTAACATAGGCACCGATAATCTGTCTTTCTTTCTCGGTTACCTTAAGTTGAGGAACAACTATGTTCTGACTGAGCAGGTAGTTATGGATGATAACATCCCACATTCTCACAGAGGTAAACGTATCTTGATAGTTCACCTTAGCATCATAAGCAATAGCAAATACCTGCTCAATCAGTTTCAGTTTATCGTCTAGACGACCAACCAGATCAACGTCTCGAATGTTATACTCAATGAATAGCTGGTAGTTCTTTTTGTAAAGGTCAAAAAGACTTTCGTATTCAGAATAATCGAGTTTACGTTCACCTAGTTCAATATTAGCAATATGGTCTAGACGATATGACTCTTGCATCGTAAAAGTAAATTTACGGTACATCTGCATATAGTCAAGAAGAGAAATGCCTACAGGGACGTAGACTTGGTTATCACGTCCTGCAATAGTAACAGTTCTTTCTTCTAGAAGTTCCCATGGTGATAGTTTCTTTGCCATACTATCACCAAGGATACGCTTGATGCGGTTAACGATGTAGGGAATATCGAAGAACTCAATATTCCATCCAGTAACAATATCAGGTGAGAATTGTTTTGCACGCCATACATCTAAGAATTTTAAGAGTAGTTCACTCTCATCTTTACACTTAAGATATTTTACTTTAGGGTCATCTGTAGTAAACTCACCACAACCAAGAACAACATACATGTCATCTTTCTTCATTGTGATAGCAGTGATCTCTTTGTCAGCAGTCTGAATATCAGGAAAGCCTTGATCAGCCGCGACTTCGATATCGATATTAACTATAGATATAAGTCTAGGATCATAATCAATATCACCGGAATAATAGTCATTAATAAATGGATAAACGAAGTTAGTAAATCCATATGTAGTAAAGCCTTCAATACCATCGTAACGTTTAATAAAGTCACGAGCAGCAGAAGGCGAATCAAATTCGACACGGTCAACTTGTTTACCTTTTAAATTACGGTATATAGAGGTGCCATTATTATTCTTTGAGTGAATAAACAAATAAGGTTTACAAGGTATAGTATGCTGTACACGTTGACCATCTTCATAACCACGAAGAAGAATATTATTGCGGTTTAGTGCAACAGAAGTATAAAATTTACTCAAAGAAAATATCCAATGTAGGAGAAGGAAGATCGTCTGGCTCAGGGGAGTATCGTTCACGTAATTGTTTCATTATACTATACTCTTTAGCATTATCCAACGTAAACTTTAAAATATCTAAAGCATCCTGTAGTCGACAATCTCTTACGTCTTTAATAGGTTTACCAAACACACCTTCAAGCACAGAATACATATGAGGTATTGCTCCTCTAACAGGATGAGAATCTAAAGGAGGCAATAGCGGTTGCATCTTAGGAGCGTACTCTAAGATTTGTTTACGTATTATGTCTCGGTTGTATTTGTTCATTCTATATTTTAGAATGATATTTAAATAAATTCAACTGTTACTTATTTTTAGCTCTGGCTTTACCAGCTTTCATGTTAGCTAGCCAGTGTGCTAATTGTCCTTTACGACCGCCTTGTTTAGCTATCTTACGTAAAGTAGAGACTGAAGCTTTTGTAGGAACCCCATGACGTTTGCTATCCCCTTTATCTTGAGGATTCTTACCGTCCATAAAATTCTCTGTAAATTCTTTAAATGTTATCATATATCTATTTATGAAAAGAGGGGCCGTAGCCCCTCTAATTACTTGTAAGATGGATTATAGTGTTTAAAGGCTTCTTTCCAGAAAGATGAATAGAGTTCATCACTCATCTTTGTCTGCATTGCCTTAAACGACTTACCATTCCAAAGCTGTTCTTGGATCTTAGCAAGTTCACTTGTGATTACACCAACTGCACTTACTGTTGCCTTTACTGCTTCCTTAGTGTATGCAGTCTGAGCATCTACAAACCCGTTAAGACTTTCAGCAATAACTGGATTAGTTACTACTGATTTTACTACAGCTTTCTTCGTACTTTGTACTGTATCAATGAATGTGTTAAGTTCTTCCATCATTTTGCTCCTGTATTGATGAAGACTAATTCGTCTACTGTATATGGCCACATATTGTTCTCCTTATGTATGTTTGAAAAACATGTGACCTATGACAGCTGTTACTAAAAGAGTTACAGCATCAATCATATGCGTGATCTTACTACGTCATAGATATTAGTTCTATGAATA